TTTTTCAGCTTCCAGCGCCACAAATACTTGATCGCGTTCGCTGTGCAAAAGGCTTCGATACCTTGAAGCCCGCTTGTCGCGGCTTCCAGCGCGTCGATACACTCAATCCCGCCCGCGTTGTAATGCGGCGGGTGGTTCACCCGCTCCGCCATGATTAACACTTCTTGCCGCCGTGTCGATACGGGCGGCTTTTGTTGTATTCGTGCTTTACCTCCAGCACGTTTTCAATGTCAATTCCGGCATACGCGCAATAATCAAGAACGCGAATAATCACGTCGGCAAGCTCCGCCGCGATCCCTTCGGGCTTTTTGCTCTGCGCGGAACAACGGGCGTTCGGATTTTCCGGATCGTAAGGGCGGCTTCCGCAATGCGCGCTTCCGTCCTCTTCACAACAAACGCCGCCAGCGTTGCAGGGGAAATAAAGAAGCGGTTTCCCGTCGCGGTATTCCTCCAGCGCTTCGGATACCTCCGAATGAATAAGCGCCACGATCTCCGGAAACGTTCTTTCGCCTTCCCACCAGCCGTGGTCAACGGCGTTCTTGTGAACCTCTGCCGCGAACTCGTTAATTGTCATTGTCCTTTGCCCTCTCTTTCAATTCTTTTTCGGCGTTGCCGTCAGCTTCCGCCGCGCGGCAATCGCATTTTTCGCCGCTGTCAAGATGTGCGCCGCAATGCGGGCATTCCTTGTATGGTGTCGCCATGTCGTTCTCCTTCTTAATAATCAGCCACCGGAAGCCGTCAGCGCATAGCGTCAAGCCGTGTTCCTTCGCGTACTCCCGCCGCCGCGCGGCTTCTGCCGCTTCCCAGCCGCAAGAAGCGCATTCCGAAGGCTTGCATTTCTGCGCCTTCTCCGGATCAATGCCCAGCAAGCACTTCAAGGGCGGCTTTTCCTGTTTGTTATTCATTCTTCACCCGCTTTCCGCACGAAGGACAATAATTGAGCGGGTAGCCCTTGCCGTCCTTCATGTAATCCGTTGTCCGTCCGCATTTGCGCCCGTTTACTACTGCGTAGGAAACAAGCGCGGCGGATAAAGCCATTCCGAACCCTGCGGGCTTGCTATGGTGTTCTTCAATGAACCGTTGAAGCGCGATCGCTTCGCAAAACGGGCATTTCTTTTTATCGCTCATTCCTTCACCCGCTCCCCGTTATAGATAACTACCATTGACGGGAAGGGCGCGGGATCGGCGGCGTTCCCGTCGTCGTCCGTGAACCGTAGCCGCCCGCGCACGAAGCGGATTTCCGCTTTCCCGTAAATGTAATCGTGAAAATATGCTGTGTCTGTCCGCGCTGGGATAAGTAAAACAATCGGATACCCCCCCCGCGCTTCCTCGAAAGCCTTTTGAACCCACTTGCCGATCTCGCGTCCGTAAGGCGGATTGCAGAATACCGCGCCGCCGCGATCCCAGCTTTGCGAAAGCCCGTCCGTTTCCGGCGTGTAATACAAAGAGCATTTCGCCGTCTTGTCGGTCGCCGCCGGATCAAGCACGAAGCCGAATTCGGCGTTCAGTCTGTCGAAGAAGTCTTGCGGCGTACACCAGCACATATTTTTAGAGGATAGAAGCGCCGCGTTCATTCGTCCGCCACCTCGCTTCCTGTAACCTTTTTCGTTTTGCCCTCTGTGAAGGCTTTTACCGCCTTCGCCTTGCTGGTGAAGGTGTCCTTCGTTTCAACGCCGCACTTCTGGCAATATACGAAATATTCCTTGTTCTGCTTGTCCTCGTATACTCGCGCGTTACTGTTTTCGCCTTCGCAGAACGGGCATTTCATAGGCGTTTCCGTGAAAAGGCGCTTTTCTTCCGGCGCGTCGTCCGTTTCCAGCTTTTCGTCGGCGAATACGCGAACAACCGCCGCCACCTGCTCAAAGTCCAAATAAACGGGCTTGTTCTCCGTGATCCCTTCGATGTTGTAGCCCGTTACCTGTTGAAAGCCATTTCGCGTAAGTGTGAATTTGTCGCACTTGATAGAGAATTCAACGCCGCTTTTCAGAATAACGCGTACCGTCATTTTAGGCATTGTCCGCCACCTCGCTTTCCTCCGGAACGTCAAACGCTAAATTCAGAAGATAGCCGATAACCTCCAGCATGGCGGATTTTGAAATTCCGTTATGCGTCGGCATTTTCAGAACTTCAAGAATTGCCGTTCCTTTCTCTTCGTCTGTGTATTTCTCGCTGTTGATCTGTAAGAAGATCGCGCAAGCTGTACCGATCTTCATTCCGCTTCGCCCTCCGTTTCCTCTGCGTCCGCGTCGTGCTGTTCCGTAATAGCCGGAAGGTCAATGCGCGGCGCACGTTCCGCCAGCCGGATTTGACAACCGCAAATCGGGCAATCAACCGCCGAAAAGCGAACGGGCGCGGCGGTAAGCATTTCAAGCGCTGAACGCGGTTCTTCCGCCGTGTAGATGTTTTCCCGCTCCGGTGTGAAGCGATAGCCGCAAACGCGGCATTCGGTCTTTTTCTTGCTGAACATAATTGAATAGCTCCTTTCGTGTGATTTAATATTTACCGTAGACGCGGACGGCGGTTTTCCCGCCATGCGTCGCCGCCGATACGATAGCCGAAGGCATAAAGGAAACGCGCAAGAAGTCCCGCGCGGCGCGCTTCGCAAGCCGCCATGTAATCAACTTCGCGTTCGGCTCTTCCGCCGCCGTGTCGTCGATCGGATATTCGCAAATAAGCACGGTGTTTCCGAACGGGCGACGCGCCGGACGTTCCTTCATAAACTCCTTGCTTCCTTCCTTGCACTTGATAATTTCAAGCGCCTTCGGGAACTGCCAGCCGCTTTTGTTTTCCTTCATCGTGTGCCGCTCCTTTCAATCTGTGTACGGGCTTTCAAGCGTCCAGCCGAAGCAATCCGTACTTTTCCATTCCGTTGTGAAGTGATTGCGCCGCCCGTCGCCCGTGAAGAAGCAGTATTCCGCCGGAAGCACCCGCCCGACGTTTTCTTCGCCGTCCCGCTCCGCGCGGTATCGTGTCAGCACGTCCGCCGCAAGAAGGGCGAATTCCTCTTTCACGGGATATTCGGGATCGTAGCCGCTGAACTGATAGGGCGCTTCGATAACCTCCAGCACCGTGTCGGGGAAGCGCGGATCGTCAACGCGGTTCAGAACGCACCATACAACCGCCGCTTGCTCCGTCGTAGAAGGAACGATCCCCGCTTCGCCGTAGATCAGCTTCGCAAGGGCTTCAACCTCCGCCGCGTTCGGCACATATCCCGCCACCGTCCCGCTCGAAGGAAGAAGAACGGCTGTCGGCTGGTGTACCTCTTCAAGCGTTCCGGCGGTCGTATCCTTCGGCTTGTCCGCCGCGCCGCTCCCGCTCCACGGCATGAGCGCCGCAAGAAGGGCGGCGACGGTCAGCAACGCAACCGTAAGGGCGACGCGACGGCGAAGCATTGCCCGCCGCCGTCGTTGTGCCTGTATCCGCCGGGGCTTGTGTGCGCTGGCTGTCTGCTCGACTATGTAACCGCAAGGCACTTCGCAAATAAACTTCCCGTCCGCGTCTTGCAGGACGGCAAGCGCCCCGCGCGCCCGATCCGCCGTCATTGTTCCACCTCCGCCGCCGGAAGGGAAAGCCACCATTCCGGATTGTTCCGGAACTGCTCATTCGCGCAAGCGTCGCAATTCTCCGCCGTGCAGGAAGAGCAATAACGCTTCTGAAAAGCCGCGTCCCACGGCGCTTCTATGACCGGAAGGGAACGAAGGAAGCCCGCCAGCGTGGGCTTGTCCTTCGTGATAGCGTCAAATACCGAAGTGAACTGCCGAACGTTCAAAACTTCGTCGCCGATAATGCACCCGTTCGCGATCCGCTCTTTGATGAACTCAACGCACGGCATTTCCTCCGAAACTCGAAGATCATTGAACCGCGCTTCCGCTTCTGCGAAGCTGTCGAAGGTAACGGCGTTTGCGACGGACGCTTCGCCGTCGTATTCCCATAAACGGATTTTGTATCGTGTTGTACTCATTCCGAATAGCTCCTTTCCCGCGTTACTCTTCAATGCCGATATAAAGCACGTTTTCATCGGCGCGAAGCTCCGTGATCTTGCAATATGCGTATTTGTTCATTTCGTCGTGTGCGAAGTGCTTATACAAGCCCCTGTAAATGTCCCGCTTCTGATAGCCGCATTCCCGAACGTAGATATACACGTTCGTAAATCCGCTTATTACGTAGCCGATCGTTTGAAGTGCCACGTTGTTTGCGATCCTCTTCATCTTCATATTGAATAGCTCCTTTCGTATTTCAGCAATTCGCGCCGCGTCGGTTTCCTCTGCGTCGGAAATTCTCTTGCACCGTCGCTTGTGCAAGATCGGCGCTGTACTTCGGGCGGGCGTAGCCGTCAAACTCTCCCGTATAGCCGCGCTTCAACTCTTCGTAGATAGCGGCGGCGCTCCTTTTCAGACGGGCGGCAATGTCAACAACGCGTTCACCCTCTGCATACATTCTTTCGATCTCGCGGCGCTGTTCCAGCGTCAAATAACTGTATCCGTTCAATGTTTTAACCTCCTTCCGCCTGCCTTCGGATAAAAAAATAATGCAGGAAAAACCGTAACGGTTTCTTCTGCATTTAATGATACTCTCAACATTTTTTAATTTTTTTGAAAAAACCCCTTGACAATTGAAGAGTGATGTGGTAGAATAACTGAGCTGTCCGAGAGAGGGCAGCGCGGACAATGAAAACTGAACAACAAGAACAAGAAAGTACCAACTCGTTAATTCCGAAAGTTGAGGCTGAGGAGCGTGAGAGACGAAGCGGAGCGAAAGCGAAGCAGAGGCAGAGAAACGCGAAGAGACAGCTGTTGAAGACTGCGGAAGAGATAAAAAAGTACAACTCAATTAAGAAGATAAAAAGAGCAGAATAAAGAAGCTCGGATTTAAGATTTGAGCCGAAAAGCGTGAGCCGGAGAGCCCGAGGGGAACCGAGGGAGAAAGGGGAGCGTGAAATCGGTTTAGATACA